TACAAATAGTAAATAAACACAATGCTTACAGAGCAGATTTCGATATAAACGATCCACTGCGACAGAGCGATGATCTTAATTCTTTTGCGCAATCTAGAGCTGATAAGATATCCGAAACAAACGTATTCGCTCATGATTTAAGTTCACCTTATGGAGAGAATCTGTGGTGTACAACAAATCAAGTTGCAGACGTATCACAGTGTGTAGATTCATGGATGTCTGAAAGGTACTCGTGGGATGAAGAAGAGAACAATTGGTATCCAGCATTAGGTCATTTTAGCCAATGTGTATGGAGAAATACAAAAACTATAGGAATGGCAAAAGGAACATTTACAGACAAAGATGGGAGACTATTTTTATTCGTTGTATGTGTTTATGATCCACCAGGTAATATGATTGGAGAAAAGCCATATTAATACACTCTTATTGATAAAAAACGATAATAATATGATAGATAAACTTTAAGCCTATTATAAATTTTTTTATATTTTAGACTAAAAACTGTCTAAATATAATAATATACAACTAACATATCATAAATAAATGAATAAAATAATGAGTAACTTAGTCCCACTACAAAGTAAAGCAGTTCAGCAAATGATAAACTATGAAACCTTTTTTAGAAATATAAAAATTAAACCAACTGAAGCTAATCCTTCTACCATGACTAATTCAGGCATGATATATGGTTCACGTGGATGCGGTAAAAAATTTTGTGTTTTTGAATTGGTTAAAGTGAAACCACAAGCTGAACAGTTTAGTGTAGATACAATATTATATAAAAAATTAAACAAGTTTCCTATTGAGATATGTGATACTATAACAGATTATATTAAAGATTCAGAGGATTATTATGTTGAACTAAACACATCAAAAGATAAACGTCATTTTGTAAACACAACACTTGTTGTTATCCAAGAAACCGAAGAAATACTATGGAAGAGAATACATGATAAGTATTTCCCTGATATCAAAATCAAGTTCGTTTCAAGTAAAAATGGCATGAAGAAACTAATAAAGAAAAAGTTTGCTTGTGTTGAAAAGTATGATATGATATTTTTAACTGAATTTGACTATGAATATCTGAATGTATCAAGTAAATACTTGAAGGATTTCCGATTTAATAGAGTAGTATTTTCAGGTTTAACACGAATAACCTACGCACCAGAAAGTAACTTCACATGGGCTTTTGTTCGTTCTGAACTAACAAGATTTGGTTCTATATCAGGATTATCTAGACGATCATTGCCTGTATCTATGCATGATAAACGTATAATATGGTCAAAGCTTACAAGTAATTTAGATATACATAGGTCATTACTTGATGCTAGTTCAGTAAAGATTGATTTAACACCTGATGTACCAACAAGATTACATGTTCAACAAATACAAACACCTTCTGATTATTCTCTTGAACGAATGGTTATTAAATATAAAGCATGTGAAGAATTATCAAAACATAATTGGACATGCCCTGATAAATATTACTTGATTGTTTCATACAGAATAAAAAACAGTTGGATAACTAACAAATCATTAAAGAACTGTTATGTCATAGATGATTATAAAGGATTCGATAAAGATGAGTTTTTGAAAAGCGGTAAGAGAATCATTTTTGCAACATCAGCTCAGATATCTCAAAGAAGTGATCTTAATTTAGATTTTATAACTGATATATTCTTTTTATATTATGGTATATATGGTCCATTGCTGAGTACTAAATTACTTAGTAGATGTTTATGCTTTAGTGCCATACCATCAAGATCCCTTTCATTGACTATCTTTTCTCCTGTTAAACTGCAAAACGCATCGATAGAACATTTCGTGTCAAAGATCCATCATAATTTGATCTTAAGTCTATCTGAAATGTAAAACAAAACCCTCAATACAGTATCACTAGTTGATTCTATATGAGGGTTTTTTTTACGTTATTTGTATTATAATATAAGGATTTTGATGTTAGCATACACATACTAATCATTATGTACAATAAAGTTATTAATTACATCAAAAAAATAAAAAATGATAATCCAGAAGATTTATCATTATGTGAGCATCAACGACGAGCAGTTGGAAAAATGATGACTGTAGAAAACAAATATTATGTTGAAAGCAACTTTGGATTCTTTACTGGACCACATCCTAGAGGTAAACTATTTTGTATGCTTGAGTTTATTAAAACAAAAAAAACAGTGCGTATAAATAGCAATTTAATATTCTCGATGAGCATAATGAAAGATGCACTAAACAAATATTTAATAAAAACAACAGATCTACCAACTGCTATATGTTCAATGATAACAATGTATACTAGTCTACCTGAATTAGGGCGTCCGTGTGGGAATTATGTAGAACCAAGAATATTTAAAGACAGCCAAAGTCACTGGCTTATGTCGTATTACAGGAGAGATGATATTTTTGTTGATACTACGTTATTTATTGTAAATGATCATACTTATAGACCAATACATAAAATACATAAACGTTACTTCTCTGAAATGAAAGTACTATCTGTTGCAACAATAAAGCAATATGAAATGTTTGTTGAAGCATCTGTGAATACATTGCAATCATATGACTTTATTGTTATTTTGAGTTGTTTTGCATCACCTTTTTTTTATGCGCATCGCAGATATAGATTTACCCGTGTTGTCACGAATTATCTAACGCGTCCAATTTACTCTTATGTGACACGTATAGCAGTTCCTCTAGCTAATTTCACTTGGTTTGTCGGAACAGATGCATTTTGTTCAACTAAATTTTCATACTCTGTATTACACTCTATGAAAACAGTTGATTGTAATATATTTCAACAATACACTATTAATAGAAAGACCATAAGTCCGATAAAAATAAAATTAACATATTTTGAAGGTATGGTTGATACAACTACATTTAAAAAGAAAGAAAACGTATGCAAATATTTTTTTGGTACTCAATGTAATATCTTGAATAAGAATAATAACATTTTATTACTGGTCAATAGAATAATGGATATACAAAATATCATAGAGAAAATACATGCTTGTAAACGCAAAGAAATATTAATATTATCTAATCCATCACAAAATAAAGCAAGTAGAATAAGAAACAAGAAGGTTATAATAATGACTAAAAATATGGTATTAGATAAGATCGATTTCACCCATATAACACATTTATTCAATATAAGTGATTTAGATAACTATGATACATTTTGTGGGTGTACTTCTAAAGGATGTAGATTATGGGATAGATCATATTACAGACCATGGATAGATTTATGCCTAGGGTATAATAGAACTAAACCATTATACGTTTTTCATTATAAACCTAAAATATTTGGTATGAATAATTCACTTATTTAGAAAATTGTTTAACGGTAATTCGATACCATAAACCACTTAATATGACTAATACTTTAATTTTTAGCGGATCATATCTTAAAATTCTATTACGAATGGATAGATATACTGTAATACAAGAGTATGAAATTAATAACAAGGATTTATCCAGATTAGCATCTGTATTAAGTACAGGTAAACTTATGTTTAATTTGCTAGTTTCAATGGAGATAGATGTTATTAATGATGGAAAAAAAGAAGATCTTATAGTATCTGATATTTCTTTCTTAGAAAGTATATTATGCTCTAACAGGAGAGCTTGTTGTAGTTATATACGAAAAAATCACAAAATATTAAGTATAAGTCACGAATACACTGAGATCCAACTGAAAGAATTAATACTATTAGATAATAAGATCAGAACAAAGAATTTCATTAAAAAGTCAATAATAGACGAAATGATAACAAAAGAATCAAGCCCAAATGATAGTTGTCTTGTACTATCTGATTTTAAATTCAATATATTAGCTCAGAACTTTTTACAATTAATACTTTCTGATAAACCAATAAAAACGATTGATTACAAACTAAAATATAATAACGAACAATATATAAAAAATATAGATTATCATGTTCCTAAAACAGTACCAACATGTTTGAGGGATCTCATACTAACATATCTAGTAGATAATGATCAGAACTATCATAATGAAAATGATACTATATACAGTAACGTATTACATGCATTTGACTATAATCCTGATTGTATATATATAAACACCACAATAATCGTGAGTAATAATATTAGGGAATTTGCTAAGCATTTGCGTTATAAAGATTATAACAATTTCTCTGTGAAATACATTCACACTAACACTAGCTTTTTAAGTATAACGAATGATTACCAAAAAATGAATGATTATGATATTATAATATTTACAGAAAAATGCTTCAACCGATTTTATGGTAATGGTAAATACTTTAATCAACCAGATAACGTAACTTATAAATTCAAAAGAGTCATATGTTATGATGATTGCTCATCAATAGATATACCTAATAGTAGTTTTGTGTGGTTTATCCAATGGAGTGAAGATTATGTCAAGGTAGAGAATATAACATCAATACTTTCTATATTCTATGATTGTTTATTATATCAGACTAGAGTACAGTCTACATCATATAAAGTATTTGATCCAATTAAAGGAACATACAAAGATAATTTTTTAAAACCAAAATATATATCAAACAAACACATATTCTGTGACGAACATATAATAAAAACAACTAATATGGAGTTTAATAGCAATTAACCAGATAAAACGTCATATCTATCTTGATTAGATGTAGATGCATTTCTTCCATATAATAAATGTCTTCTTATTCTATCCTTTTCTGATCTACTAGTATAACGAGCAGTACTTAAATTTGAAGTTTTTCCATTAAATATCAGACTTACTAATTCTGATTGGATTCTTCTTTTTTCTTTTTTATCTTTCTCTTCATCTAATATTGGTAATATATATAACTTATCTTTATGCACATCCTGCCATATTGTAACACCATCCACATCATATATATCAACTAACTTTGTTTTCCTATGCTTTTTGAATATCCTTCCTTCTATTACATCTCCCTTTTCATTCATGAACTCAACTAATGTTCCAATTTTCAAATCTGACCATTTAACTGTTTTTGGTCTATATTCTCGTATCATATCTTTTATTTCTGGGGGTACGATAGCATTTATTTTTTCAGGTAATTCTTGAGGTTCTTGTGATGATGATTCCTTTACTGTACTTCCTTTTGCTCTTTCATCATATCTGTTCCTATTACGATAAGCTACATCAAAAGCTTGTCTTTGCACTTCATTCCCTATGAACGAAGTACCTTCCCATGATCTGAATGGATTTAATGAAGTCCTTTCATTATAAGCTACAAGTTTATCAAACATTATTTTGTCAATTCTTTCTTTCATTTCTATCTCTTCGTATGTCCAAATATTTGGATTAACAATATAAATCCTTTCAACCCT